ACTTGTCCCACCTGTGGTTGAATTTGTTGAAGCGGGAGCGGTTGTTCCACTTGTTGAAGCGGGAGTGTTAGTTGCGTTTGTTGACATAGAAGTGGGAGCGGTTGTTCCAACTATGGCATTAGTTATAGCCCCCGTTATAGGGTTAGTGACCATGCTCGGTATTCCAGAGCCGGAGGTTGCGGAATTAACCGCTCCGCTTACTGTCCCAGATATACCGCCTGTTAAAGCACTTGTCCCTACATTGCCACCTGTTACAGCGCCAGTTAAAGCGCCTACTCCTGCCCCTACAAGCCCAGAAGTAATAATGGGAGAGCCTGTAATTGAGTTTATAGCAGGGGCATTTTGGGCAACTTCAGCTCCTACACCAGAAGAAATAGCACCAGTAGCAGCACCAGTGAGAATATTCCCACCTGTAACGGCGGTTTTCAAAGCACCTGTAACCGCTCCTGTAACAGCAGCATTGGCAACGCTGCCTACGGTCAGTCCAGTGACGCTTTCTACCCCAGATGATAAAGACCCCAATAATCCTGCGGCAGCCCCACCTGCGCTTAAAGCCATAGGAATAGCCATTTCAAGAAACTGCCCAAGCCCGCTTTGGAAGAATCCTCCGGGGCTTCCGGGGGTATAAGTAAATTGTTGTGCTAAATTATTGATGGGTTGAATTACGCCACTGGAATTTGTAGCAACAACCCCGGATATAGAGCCTTCGCTTGAAGGATTATCAAATTGAATATTGTAAACACCCGGCTGACTGGCGTTAGGGGAAATTGCAATGTCGGGTGGAGTTTCGGTTGTGCTCATTGGATTATATGTTGGCAATGAACCCGGTATTAACTTTCCACTGCTATCTTGTATGCCAAATCCACTAATCGGCGTATAAACTTGGGAAGTAACGGGGTTCCCGTTGTCGTCTATACTGGTAACGGTTGCCATGTACCCTTGCCCACCACTTCCTGAAGACATAGGGTTATAACCATTAGGGTTACTTATAATTTCAGAACCTGCTGGAGCAGCAACACCAGAAGCTGTAATTGGGACGATAGTTGCCGACCCAGTGTTAATGGCGTTCATTATCGAATCCCAATAAGGATTAGATTGAATGTCACCTACGCTTTGGCTGGCTAACTGAACAGTGCCTGTTACCGGAACGCTCACATTTTCCTCCTAATAATCAGCATTTTATCAGTTACTCGCCATGATTTGCCAACTTGTGCCATCTGATTGCACAATAGCCCATTTTCCCGCTGTTCCTGCAAGAATTGCGGTACTTGCAGACCCTCCAATTAAAGGAATAATGTTCGCGGTTGCAGACACAACTGTATTTGCTGTCACAGTCTTAATTAAGATACTTCTTCCCATATAGACCGATGCTAAAGGAAATGTCAGGGTAGAAGTGCCTGCGTAATTCACAACAATTGTTGCATCTGTTGTACCTACGGAATAAGTGCTTGCCGTTACAGGTGAAATTTTATTAACCAAAGACGCAACCGGAAAAGACGATAAATACTGAAACAGAACATTAAACCACTTAGTCCAAATTTCAGTAAGTTTCATGCCCGCTTGTAATTTATAGTCACAAGGAGACAATGTTGGAGGGGGTCCTAGTTGGATACTCATTTAGAATCCTCCGAACTTCCATCGGCAGTTAGAGCAGACCCCGCTATTACAAATTGAACTGGGTCAGTCATGGTAAATTGGAATACAAAGTCTCTTGCTCTACCGTTTCTTCTCCATATAACACGGGGAGCGAGATATTGCCCTACCAATCCAAGCGTTTTCCACCGCTCATAACCAAATGTTCTTCCTCCATCTTTAGACTTTTGAAGAACAATTTGAGGATTAGACCCTTGTCCTGTTTGCAAGGCGTTTCCTGTTTCCATGTCCAAGAAGACTTCATCTAAAGTAAATTCATTGCCATTTGACCTTAAATGACGAGTGGCTATCTGTCTTTTGATGGCAATTCCGTTATCGGTGTAAGCCTCATCACTCATGTAATAAATGTTTCCGTTTGAGTAATCGCTGATAAGGTTTTGATAATTAAATGACACCCCAAGATTGCCGTTATGTCGGTTATATACCGCAACGCCTGTTTGGACTTCCTGCCAAATGTTAGAGGTCATGTCATAGAGCAAAGTACGGTTAGCCGATGGAAAAGTCAGTTGATAGAAGTTATGAGAACCTATTGCGTAAGTTAAAGCCACCGCATCGGTTATAGTAAAATTGTCTGTAAAATAGTCTATCAATTGCTCAATATCTGGATTGCTTACAATTTTTGGTGTATATCCATCAATAGCATAAATTTGAATACCACCTTCCTGACTAACGCCTAAAAATAGAACGGAAGAACCCATATAGGCTCTTGACCATAAAGCGACTAAACCGATATTTTGAACAGTGCCGGGAATCAACGTGTATGGAAGACCTACTGCACCTACATCTTGCCAAAACTCAATGGAAGAAGTCCCCCACATGATAATAGTGCCGTTGTTGTTGTCTACCGCTTGCAAAAGGTCGGAATAAGTTTCTTTTGTGCCAAACATCACAGGAGTCCATGTTGTTCCGTCAAAAGATGCGCTCACAAAGAATTGCCGTGTTTGGGGGTCATTAACAATGAACCGACCATCAATAAAGGTTACTGAAGCAGGTCCGGTAGAGGGAAAATTTCCATCACTGATAATCGTTAATACAGAAGTGAGAATGGTAAAAATATACCCGTTCACACTGTCTACAATCATTACTTGGACATAATTATCTGAGATTGAGACATTTCCCGTAGTGGTAGCAATGGTTCCAAGCGCAGTATAAACACCTGCTGTTGTAACCGAATATAAGGTATTCCCTGCTACGACATAAAGGATATTAGCTACAACTCTCCAACCTCTTATTGGATAAGTTGGTAAAGTAAACCACAAAACAAGACCCGGAGTTCCCCGTACTACAACTTCGCTTTTATCCCCGTCAGAACGAAGGTCGTAATAACAATTTAGCCTTCTTTGGCTACAAGCAACTTGGGAATAAGATTTTATCCCAGTACCAAATAGGGACATGGGTAACATCAATCATCTCCGCACAAAAAGTATTCCGACCGTCTTTCTGGTTCTTTCATATGGGCAATGGCAATGGCTTTTTTGTAGTTATCTTCCATATCGGTTGTCCAAATGGCTCTAAACATAGAATTGCCTTGTTTAGCCGTTTCCCAACAAAGAGCCAAATACCATTCAGCAGGATATTCAGGATTATCTGTTGCGTAGTTAAAGTCTTGGATTTGTTCCAAATAAGTTAAGACAATGTACTTGGAAGTGTCCGAAGCCCCTGCACAGTCTGTATAGAGAGTTGTCTGACCAAGTTGAGTTTCCCAATAAATAGCGGTTGGGTCGGATATATAAGTAGCCTGAGTTTTAGTTGGTAGCGCGTCATACTCTTGGACATTCATCATTTTCAAAGGCGTGTCGTTGTTCTGGTTGTCTCTTAACAGCGCGGTTTCAATGACATCAGGTTGTTGAGCATTAGAAGTATAGTCGTAGCACGTTGCCCCTGTAGAGGCTTGTGTCGGGACATTGGCATTTAAGGTAAGGGTGGTTCCTGCAACCAAAAGAATCGTTGTCCAAAAGATTACGCCAGAATCCAGTTCAATACCAAAATTGTCTCCGTTGGTCATGCCCGTTGAGCTTGTTACTGTAACCGTGGGGCTTCCGCCTGCGTTGGTAGCAGTGGTTGTCGTGGAGACAAAGCTGTTTGCCCATTGACCAGTAGAACGGCTTAATACATAACTATACTGATTGCCTTGCAAGAAGCAGTAGCCTCTTTTTCTTGTCCATGTTTTAAGACTTGCTGACCCATCACCTTTTCCCGACCATTGCTTCACAATCATGTTTAATATTCGTGAAAGGTCGTTAGTCTCTGTGGGTGTTGGAACCTCAGTGTCATCTAATTTGCCAAGAAACAGCATTGCGGTACGGATAATATCATCACGCGAAACGGTGAACGAATATGTACCTGAAGTAGCCATTACGCAACCTCTTTCAGTTTACGGTCAATAAATAATTCAAGATGGTAATAACATTCATCAATAGTGATGTCGGCTTGGCATTGAGCGGTTCCGCTACCTTCATCTTTTGTGCAATAGTCCCACCCATAATGTAATTGGTGGCAAGTAGGGGCTTCATTGTTTCCACGCCCTTTACACTTGGTTTCTTTTGAAGAAAGAGAAATTGTATTCACCCAATCGCGTGTCAAGTTTTCTTCCGTAGAATGAGACAGGAATATAAGTTTTGGAACCTCCTCATGGGAGGCTGCATTAAGAACTCCGGTTTCAGGACCCATGACCAAATCCGCTTCTGTAATAAACGATAACGTCTGGCGAATTGACCATTTTCCGCAAGTCAGATGGACGCGAGGTTCTTTTTCCCAACCCGCTTCAAGAATGACGGCTTCAGGACCACCACATAAAACAACATCTACGTCCTTGTAGTTGAGCATGAGTGCTGCCAAGATTGCGTCAAGTCCCGCCCATGTCTTATGAACTGACGAACCCGCAAGACTCCACAGGATTACATACTTGCCCATTTTGGCTCTGGTTTTTCTTGCCCATTCTTTTTCTTCTGGTTTGGGATAGAATTTTACTTGAGGGTCGTGCGGAACCCCCGCAAGCAAATGCTGGAACTCAAGGTAGTTGTAATTCATAACAGCGTGTCGTGCGGCAGGTGCGAAGGCGTGTGTAGACCTTCCTTGCAAGGCGAGAAATGTCCCTTCTACTGATTCAGAAAGGTTGATGAATTTGTCATAGTTCTTTGCTTGGTGTCTCCAGAATGAACCTAAGTCTCCATTGGGTATCTGGTCTTTATCCAGAATCATAAACTCGTCAATGTTAGGGTCAGTAAGAACCACATCAATACCTGGTGGCGAAGTCATTAAAGTGATATGCCAACCTTGCTTTTTAAGCCCTGCAAAAACAGAAGACGCTTGCATCAAGTCTCCAAAGGCTCCAAACCTGCATATCAAAATCCGTTTCTCATGCTTTGGTTTCAGGTAACTTTTATTGTGAAATTTCCCATGTTGTTTCTTAAAGACCAGAAGAAACGAATATTCTTTGTCTTCGTTTCGTTCCTGACATTCCAATAAGTCCCAACCGCCACCCGTAACGCTTTCCATAGCATCAATGATGTCTTTTGGCAGGAAGTCGTGCTTATGGTCATTATTGGCGTATTCCGTTCCAACATTGGGGTAAAAGTCTTTATGCGGAAGGTATAAAGCTAAAATACCGTCAAACTTGATGACTCTCCACCATTCTTGAAGGGCGGCTTTGTAATCTACAATATGTTCTAAAAGGTGCGATGAAAACACGAAGTCCATAGACTGCGTGGCAAAAATATCCAGTTTTTCCCCTGATTGCACTCTTACATCAGGTATTATCGGGTGTCCAAAAATCTCTTTATCGGCACAGTTGTCCACCGATATGGCTTGGGGCAGAATCTTGAACATTCCTGCCCCAATGTCTATTCCCCGTCCTTTCAAATAAGGCGCAACTTCCCAAACGATTTTCTTTGCTTCGTTGCACATCGGGTCATCTTTACTCCACATATTTAAAACCTCACATAAGGGCGTTCAA